ATCAAAACCAAAGAAAAAATCAACCTTTAAAAAGATATATGAATCTAAAATGGGTAGAAAAAATAAAGACGGTAAATTAGTAAAGGACTATTAATATGGCTAAAACAGTAAGTTGGATGTGGGGAGGCAAACGCTATAAAGGAACTCTTATAAGAGAAACCAAAACACATAAATTTGCTAGAACGCATAACGGTAAAATTAAAAAAATAAAAAAAAATAATTAATAACATAATAGGAGACCAGTAACATGGCAAAAGAAAAAAAAGTAGACCTAAGACAAGAAGCTGAGACTAAAATGGAAACTTTAGTTGAACAGCACAACACTCTTGTTGGAGAGATACAAGAAGCCCAAGGTAGATTGGGAGAGATTAAACAAATGATTGTAGAGCATCAAGGATACATGAAAGGCCTAGAAGCTTGCAACAAAGATTGTGAGGTAAAATAATGGGACCAATATTAGGTAAGTTACTTGCAAAGCTTGGTACTGAAAAAGTATTAAAAGCTATTGTATTACATTTAGGAGAACACTTAGTTACTAAGTCTTCAAATAAATTAGATGACAAGCTGTTTGCAGAAATTAAAAAAGCATTAAAATAGGAGGTTTCATTGAAACTAAAAAAGCGTGGTATCGTAATACCAGACCAGCATTATCCATTAGAAGATAGAGCTGCAGTAGAGTGTGTTAAGAAAGCAATACTTAAAATAAAGCCAAAGGTTTTCGTAAACCTAGGTGATGTTGGAGAATGGGAGTCAGTATCTGCTTGGAGATATAAAGACAAGAAGTTACCACCATTAGAGTTTCAACTTCCATTAGTAGAAGAAGATATAAGATTAGTAAATGAAGGATTAGATGAGTGGGATGAAGTACTTAAGAAAGTTGGATGTAAAGAAAAGTATTTACTCCAAGGTAACCACGACCTCTGGTTGGATAATTTTGCTAATAAGTATCCTTATCTCAACGATTACACTTTTGAAAAGAAGTGTAGAATCAAAGAGAGAGGATACAAATACAAAGAACACAACTTACCAATCCAAGTAGGTAAGCTTGCGTTCTTCCATGGTGCTTTTGCAACGACATACCATGCAAAGAAGCACTTGGAAACATATGGTGAGAATGTGATGTATGGACATACTCACGATATACAAAGACATACATTGACTAAGCTTAATGGTAATATTGGTGCTTGGGCATTGGGATGTTTAAAGAAAATGGACCATCAGAATAATAAATGGTTAAAAGGTAGACTACATAACTGGGGCCACGCCTTTGCTATTATTGATTGGTTTAGTAATGGAGAATTTAAAGTAGAAGTCGTTGAGATTATTGATGGTAAAACTACTGTATGGGGAGAGTTAATAGATGGCACCAAGTAAAATGAAAGGTGAAAGTATTAACAATACTCGAAGAATGTACAACTTAAAAAAGAAAAAGAAGAAGACAAATGCCAAAAAGAAGTATAAACGTAAATAATTTTAGTGGTGGGCTAAATAACAATACTAATCCAAGAGATATTGCTGATAATGAATTTCAAACATTAAATGGATTAGATAATGAAATACCAGGTAAGTTAAGATTGTTTGGTAGTGTTAAAAATTTTAGAACATCTAACAATTATTCTGAAACACATTCTACTTTCAATATAGGTAATGGACTTACTTATTTGACATTAGATAGAGATATAGACAATGCAGGAACTATAGCATCTAATGAACTATTGTTAATTAATGATGCTAATTCAACTAATGTAGATTTTTATAATTTAACTGGAGATACAGATGATGAACAATTTAGTTATGGTAGTACTGCATCAGAGTTAAATGCTTTTGTTGTTGATGGTCAAATAAGACTATCTGCTACAAAAACTGATGATGGTAGTGGAGGTATACCTAATAATACTCCTAAATGGTATGGATATATTAATAAGACTTACAATTTAGGAAACTTAGATGGGAGTTTAGCATCTGGTGATGGTATTACAGATACTGATGATGAGATAGCAAAAACATATAATAGCTATTTTGTATCCGATGCTTATGTAGCACCATTATATTTAGCAACAGATGGATATGCATATGATGTAAAAGATAATAACCTTTTAAGTAAACAAACATTAGCACAAACAGAAATTGTATTAAATCCTAATTTAAATTATCCTTCTAATGTAACTGCTATTAGAATTGACTCTGGTACTCCTAGTACAAGAGCAGGATTGCATGGAATATTAAACGATAATACTGCAGCAATAGCAGATGGATATGGTGGGTTTGCAGCCTATGCTTGGTTTCACGAAGATAGTTCTACTGCAGGAGACTTAGCTTATGGTGGAGATAGTTATATTTCTGTTTATGGTAATGGCTCTGGAATTACTTACGCATTATTTGCATCTAATGTGTATGATGAGCAAGAATCATATCCAGTATATATAGGAGATATAGAACAACCTACTGGAGGAGTATTTTCTTTATCTACTACTATATATAAACGACCATTATTTTTTATGTTAGCAGGTAGAATGCCTCAAAAACCTAGACAATCTGGTATTAATTTATATTGGGCATTAAATGAAAATAATTCTTTTGGACAAAAGTATTTGTTTGCAGAAATAAATTTTGAAAAAGGTATACGTTATGGTGGTGAAAGTAATTACACTGGATTTGGTGATTTTACTTCTACCAGAAAATATTACATACATCCAGATAATAACAACTCTGATATTATAGATGGTAAGACATTACTTTCTTTGTCTCAAAATGAGCCATATTTGAACTTTAATCAGTCAGCCATAGGTAGACAAGGGTCAAGCTTTAAAACGTCTGCTATAGCTAACAGAAGAGCTTATATAGGCAATGTAGCGTTATATGATGGTACTAGAAGAGAAGTAAAGAGTGATACGGTGTTAAAATCTGATGTAAACAAGTTTGATACGTTTAGACCTGATAATTTTATAGATGTAGAAATAAATGATGGTGATGAAATTATAGCACTAGAAACATTAAACAATCAGTTATTACAATTTAAAAGAAATACTTTATACATTATTAACATATCAAGAGATATAGAATTTTTAGAAGGTACTTACGAATTTAGAGGATGTGAAAAAAATTATCACGTAGTAAAAGGTGAAGGGTTTGTATCTTGGTTTAATCAATCATCTGTATTTTTATATGATGGACAACGAGTTATAGATATAAATTTGAGTGAAACAGGACAACCAAGATTAGCTAACTGGAGAAATGATTATTATAGTAATGATGCAGTAATAGGATATTATCCAGATAAAAAATCTATATTTATTTTTAATAGTGAAGATAATCAATTACTACAATTTGATATTAAGTCACAATCTTGGAGTTTTGTAGATGTTACGTTAGATAATATGTCAAATATTGTAACTAATAATAATGGAGATATGTTATTTTTACAACACAATGGAAGTACTAGTACATTAAAAAAATGGGATGATACTGCATTTGATGTCAACTTAGGTGATAATGGAATATTATTGCAAACAAAAGAATTAGACTTTGGTAATCCTGATACTAATAAAAATATAAACACTATTTATATTAGCTATAAACAACCTAACACAGAAAGAGTACAAATTAGAGCAATAGCAGATAGTGATAGTATAACTGATATAGATACATTAGAAGCATCATCTTCTTTTACAACTAAAAAAATATCAATGCCTTCAGGGTTTAAAGGTATTAAAACATTAACATTGCAAGTTGCACAACATGGAGCTAGTGCAATAGATGATGAATTTGAAATAAATGATATGCAAATAATTTATAGAGAAATGGTTAAAAGATAATGGATTTGCTAAATAACATACAAAAATTAAAAAAGATGCAAGAAGCTAGACAACAATATCAAACTCCTGCTAAAGAACAAAATAATGTTCCTAGTAATTCAGAAGGTAGCATTGGAGATACTGTACTAGTAAATCAAGAAGGAGCAAAGTTTTTGTATATTAAAGGATTGAATGAATGGCATAAGACTGGATTAGCTAATAGTACTGATACTACTGTGATAGCTACATCAAATACAGGCACAGGAACTACTACAGGAAGTACTCCTAGTGTTTCTATTAGTGTAGCACTAAGTGGTAATACACACGTAGTAATAACATTTAGTGTATCTAATGAAAACTCTTTTACTATTAAAAGAAGAGAAGGTTCTGAGTGGACTTCAGGCACAAATGAAACTACCATAGCTACTTCTGGTAGCTCTCCTATTACAGATACCTCTACATCTGCTAGCACACAATATGTATATAGAATTACTGCACAAAACTCTTTTGGTACAAATAGTGCAGATAGTTCACCTATTACAACAAATGCTTTAGGTACTGCATTTAACATTACACATTTAGAAAGTCAAGACCCTAGTCAACGTGGATATACCGATGGTGAGCTAGTAGAAGCAGCAGAGTATACAGATGTAGGTGGAACATATGATTCTACTTCTGTTATTACAAAATATTTAAATAATACTGATTTTACTAATGGTGATATACTATATAACAACTCAAATGCTACAACACCATTTAATGGTACTACATTTGAAGAGGGTTCTGCTACAGATAATTTTTTTGCTATGGATGGAACAATAGATAAAGTATTCGAAGTAAGTAGCACTGGTGTATTATCTAATGTAATAGCATCAGCACCACTAGCACCAACTGTTACTTTAAGTGTGATTAGTAGTACACAAATTAATGTTACAGTAGAAGGAGATATGAGAGTAGCAAGAAATATTGAAATACAACGTAAAACTGGTAGTGGTTCTTTTTCTACTATAGCTACTATATCACCAACATCTAATGGTAGTTTAGCAGATGATGATGTAATTACAAC